AAATCATGTGTGCTTGGGTGGATAGTGAAAATGCAGATCTAAAAACAGCCTACAAACTCCCGCATCATAAGGCTTCAGGTAACCATTCTGTTGTTTGGCGTGGTGTAGCAGCAGCTATGGCAGCTTTATTTGGAGCTCGTGGTGGAGTTGATATACCGGAAAACGATAGACGAGGAGTATATAATCATTTAGCGAGACATTACGAAGAGTTTGAAAGAGAAGTTCCTGAATTCAGAAGTTATAATGTTGATGATGATATAGAGTTATTGTCTTTGCTCAAAAGTTGCTATGAACCTGAAAAACTCACAGATGAACAAAATAATGAAATCAAAGAAAGTGAAAACAAAAATGTTGAAGATAGTGAAGAGAAAGAAGAAATGAGCGAAGAAGAAATAAGAAACCTAATCAAAAGTGAGGTGGAAAAGATATATGGCTACAAGAGAGGAAATTCAAAAAATGATAAATGAAGAAATTTTAAAGTTAGAAAAAGAAAAAATAACGAAAGAAGGTGGAAAGATGGAAAACAAAATGTTTAAGTCGAAAATGAAACTTGATAAAGTTGATAATTTCACTAAGTATGTTATGGCTGTTGCAGCTGGGAAAGGCGATATAGACAAAGCTTTGAATTGGGCAAAGAAAAATGAATTTGAGGAAATAGAAAAAGCTTTGACAATATCCGCAGATTCAGGAACTGGCCATTTTCTTGTACCCGATGAATGGGCGAGCGAAATAATAGAACTTTTAAGACCTGAAGTAACTGTAAGGAAGTTAGGCGCTCAAACAATGACTTTAGTTGGTGGAAAAATGCATATACCAGCTATGGTAGGTGGAGCTACGGCAGAATATTTGGGAGAAAGTGCAGATATAGGAGTTACTGAACCTGAATTTGGAGAAAAAATTCTGATTGGCAAGAAACTCGCGGCTTTAGTACCTGTTTCAAATGATTTATTAAGAAAAGCTTCATATAATGTATTAAACATTGTAAGAAATGATTTGATAAACGCTATAGCAATAAGAGAAGATAAAGCTTTCTTATACGATGAAGGTAATGAAACACCACAAATTACAATAAAAGGATTAAAAGCTTTGGCTACAGCGTCGAGCAATGTTTTATCTTCATTAGGCAGTTTGGGAAAAGATTTAGCTCAAGCAGAAGATAAACTTAAAGCAGCCCATATTAGATTTGTTAGACCTGGTATAATCATGAGTCCTCGAACTGAAACGTTCTTAAAGTATTATTATGAAGAGCTTACAGGTACTTATCCTTATCTTGAAGAAATGAAGAATGGTACAATATTTGGATACCCCTATGCGGTATCTTTTGATATACCAACAAATTTGACAATAGATACAGAAACTAATGGTACAGAATTATTCTTTGTAGACTTTAATGAAGTAATAATCGGTGATAGTGATGAAATGTACATTGACGTATCAACTGAAGCGTCTTATAAAGTTAGTGGAAATTTAATAAGTGCATTTTCAAAAGACCAAACTTTAATCAGAGTTATAACTGAAAATGATATGATTTTAAGACACGATGATGCGGTTGTAGTTATTTCACCGTTGAATTGGGACGTACCAACCGTTTAAAATAGGGGGTAAAAAATACCCCCCTTTTATGCTTTGAAAAGGAGTTGGTAGAGAATGGTTAAATTTATTAAAAAATATAAGAGATTTGGAAAAGGAGATGTTGCAACCTTTTCAGAAAAAATAGAACAAAGATTAATTCGTTTAGGTTATGCAGAAAAATATGAAAAGCAAGAGAAGAAAGAAAAAGAAGTTAAAGAAGCTCCTAAAGATAAGATGGTAAAAGAAAAAGATACAAAAAAGAAGTGAGTTAAATGGAAATTATAAGTGCAAGTCCAAAACGTTATTTGCGGTTAGGTTTATTGAAAGAAGTTTTGAAAATAACTGATAATGTACAAGACGAATATTTGTTTAAAGTAATTGAACAGAATTCGTATGTTATTGATGCAATCGTTAATCGAGAGTTTAATAAACAAAAAAGGAAAGAAACGAAATATTATGTAAAAGATATGATTTTGCTTGATGTTACTCCCGTTTTATCAGTTGAAAGTATAATTGCAGATAATCAAGAAATAAGTAATTATGCTTTGTTTGAAGATAGTGGTATTATTATTTTTGAGACGTATAAGTGTAATTTTGAGAAAGTCATAGTAACGTATGAAGGTGGTTATGAAACAGATGAAGAAAGTTTTGAAATACCAGGAGATATTGAAAAAGCTTGTTTAGAATTATGTTTGTATCAAATAACCGGAGATGTTGCTATAAAAAGTGAAAGAATAGGAGATTATCAGGTACAATATCAAGACGTTTTAAATATTTATACAGATGTAGAAAAGTTGCTTAAAAACTGGCAAAGGATTGAATGAGATGATAAAAAACTTGTATATTCACGATTTGCAAATTCAAAGAAAAGTAGTTGAAAGATTGTCAGACGGTAGTTTTCAAGAGAGTTGGCAATCTATTGCAAATATTAAAGGTAGAGTTGTACCTGCGAGTTTGCAAGTGCAAGAATTTTATGCAGCTGCAAAAGACTTGAAAAATGTAAGATATACGGTTTTTTGCGATGTAGAGGATATACAAGAAAATGATATTATTTTGTTTGGAGAGAAACAAATGAAAGTCATAAATGTAAGAGAGCCGAGTCACATGGGCCACCATCTCGAAATTGATTGTGAAGAGATAATATGAGTAGAGTAGAAATAGATAAACAAAAATTTGAGATGATTAAAGCAGAAAAAGTTAGAAATGGACTTCAAAGTGTCGGTTTTTTTCTTGAGAGCGATATTAAACGGAGTTTTAAACCTGGACATGGAAGAACTTATATAATTCATAATAAAATTCATAGAGCAAGTGCTCCGGGAGAACCTCCTGCAGTGTTGACTGGACGTTTAAGAAGCTCGATTGCAACAGATTTGCAGAAAAATTATGTCAGAGTAGGAACAAATGTAGAATATGCAAAGTGGCTTGAATATGGTACTTCAAGAGTTGCGGCAAGACCATTTCTTAGACCAGCTTTGGAGAGAAACAAACGTGAGTTGCCACGAATATTCAGGGAAGGTGCAAGATAATGATAGGACTACGAGGTGCAATATTTCAAAAATTGATAGCGAACGGAAATATCACAAGCAACGTTTCGGAATATTTGAATTATCCCGCTATTTTCACAGTTGAACCTATACCAACAGACGTTAACCTTCCTTATATCATTGTTAGCCAAGTTTCTGAAGTACCGAATGACACGAAAACTTCGGACGGAAGAGAGTTATTGGTTGATATACGAATATATACTCAAAGAAATGGTAATTTGAACGTTTTAGAAAGCTTGACGGAAGAAGTATATCAAGAGTTTCATAACGAAATTGTTGTTGTGGATAATTTTCAAAACTATTTGCTTAGGGTAGTTGATATTGTGAATAGTGATGAAGAAGAAGTGTATGGAAGGATAGTTTCAATAAGAGCATTATTTTCAAAAAAAAATAATTAAGTGAGGTGTGAAGTATGGCTGTAAAAGGTATAGATTTTTTATTGTACGTTAATACTGGAACTCCTGAAACACCGGCCTGGACTGTTGTTGGAGGGCAGAGAGGAGCAAGTTTGTCACGAAGTGCGGATACAGTAGATGTAACAAACAAAGAAAGTAACGAATGGACAGAAAGTTTACCGGGTTTGAAAAGCTGGAGCATAGACTTTGATGGCTTATTGGTTGTTGACGATACCGCATATGAAGCTTTGAAAACAGCTTGGAAAACTGGACAAACTGTATATGTGAAAATAGAACAAGATGGCGGAACTGCAGAAGGTGGATATGGAATTATAACTGATTTATCAGAAGATTATCCTTATGATGCTGAAGCTACAGTTTCAGGGAGTATTGAAGGAACAGGAGAATTAAAAACTATTACTGTTTAGGTGAGGTGTAAATGATGAAAAAATTTGTTACCTTCAAAGTAGGAAATGATGAATATAAGCTGAAATATGGAATTAAAGAACTTGTAGAGCTTGAGGAAAAGCTTGGTGTTAACTTAACACAGTTAGGAGAGAAGGCTTTATCAATCAAGAATATCAAAGATATGATGATTGTTGGATTGCAGAACAATCAATTATCGGAAGACGAAGCAATGGATATTATCGATGAAGTTGGATTGAATAAAATGGCAGAGTTGGTTAATCAAGCAATAAATCTTTCACTTGGTACTGATACAAAAAAAAATAACTAAAAATGAGATAGCCGGCACTGTCGAACAAATGTATCGTAGAGCTGTCGGCTATTTCAACTTATTACCAAGCGAATTTTGGCAAATGACTTTTTGGGAAGTACAAATATACATTGAAGAAAAAGAAAAAAAAGAAATAGATGACTTGAATAAAATGATATATCAAGCGTGGATAAAAGAAGCATTTGCTAGAACGAAAACTTTGAAACCTTTGAAACGATATTTAATTCGAGAGCAAAAGAAAGTGACAAAAGAAGAAAAAGAAGCAATTTTAACCGAATTGTTTGAAAAATTCGGCGAGGATGTGAGAAAACTTGGCTGACGAAAAGGTTGGAAGTGTTTATATAGAAGTTTTAGCTGATGATTCACAATTTAAATCATCTTTGTCAAGCATTGAAAAAACAGCGCAAACAACGGCTTCAAATATTTCACAAGGATTTAAAAATGTAGGCAAGACTATGACTGATACGGGGAAAACATTGACAAAATCAGTCAGTTTGCCACTTGCAGCAGTTGGCGGAATAGCGTTGAAATCGTCAATTGACTTTGAAAGCGCATTTGCGGGAGTTCGAAAAACCATCGATGCTACAGAAGAAGAATACGCTATACTCGAACAGGGTATCAGGAATATGGCAAAAGTATTGCCAGCAAGCGCAGAAGAAATTGCAGGAGTTGCAGAAGCAGCAGGACAATTGGGAATACAAAAAGATGCAATTCTTACTTTTACACAAACGATGATAAACCTTGGAGAAGCAACGAATTTAACAGCTGAAGAAGCCGCTACACAATTAGCACGATTTGCAAATGTCGTAGGAATGTCACAGACCGATTTTGATAGACTCGGTTCTGTGATAGTTGACCTTGGAAATAATATGGCTACAACAGAAGCGGAAATAGTTGATATGGCAATGCGCTTAGCTTCGGCTGGTGACCAGATAGGACTTAGCGAAGACCAGATTATGGCTTTAGCAGCTGCGTTAAGCTCGGTAGGTTTGGAAGCAGCTGGTGGTGGAACGGCTTTTTCACGTGTAATGATAGATATGGCAAATGCAGTAGCTCAACCTGGTGAAAAGCTTGAACTTTTGGCTCAAGTTGCAGGTATTAGTGCAGAAGAGTTTGCTACAGCATTTAAGGAAACTCCGGCAGAAGCAATACAAATGTTTACTCAAGGTTTAAATCGAATGTCAGAAGAAGGGGAAAATGTATTCGAAGTATTAGACCAACTTGAAATGAGCGATATTCGTGTTAGGGATGCTTTGCTAAGAGCGGCCGGGGCGTCAGACGTATTTTCAGAAGCTTTGGTAATTGGCTCAAATGCTTGGAATGAAAATACAGCTTTAACGAATGAAGCAAATCAAAGATATGCTACAACTGAGTCACAATTAAAAATGCTATATAATAGATTAAAAGATGTTGCAATTACTTTAGGAGATGCGTTAGCTCCAGCTTTAATGGCAGCTTTAGACGCTATGGAACCACTTTTCAAAATGGTAGAAAATGTCGCTAATTGGTTTGTTTCATTAGATGAAAACACGCAAAAAGCGATAATGACTATAGGCGGTATTGCTGTTGCAATTGGACCTGTGCTTACTATTTTTGGTAAACTTTCTAGTGGAATAGGTGGAGTAATAAATATGTTTGGTAAAGTATCAGGCGCTTTTACTTCAGCTGGTAGTACAATGTTGTCAGGCATAGGAAGTGCAGGTGTTTGGGGACTCGCTATTGCTGGTATTGTTGGGGCTGTGACTTTGATAATCAAAAACTGGGACGAAATAAGTGAGTTTTTCAAAAATCTTTGGGGCAAAGTAACTGATATATTTTCAAATGCATGGAATTTCATAAAAGATGGAATATCAAATATGTGGAATACAATTACCAACTTTTTTCAAAATGGTTGGAATAGCATAAAATCAGGTGTGCAAACATTTTCTGATAATGTTAGTTCAGCGTTTTCTAACGTTTGGGATGGAGTCAAAAACGGCGTTTCAAATATGTGGGATACAGTTTCAAACGCATTTCAAAATAGCTGGGACAGAGTTAAAGGTGGAGTAAATAATCTTGCAAATAATGTAGGAAGCGTATTTTCAAAGACTTGGGATGGTATTAAAAACGGTGTTTCAAATATGTGGGATGCAGTTACAGGAGTTTTCAAAAAAGGCGGGAAAGATTCTGAAAAAACGGTAGAAAAAAGTAATAAAAACATACAAGAAAGCTTTGAAGATTTAAGTGATGAGGTAGTTGGCCACTCAATTATTCCTGAAATGGTTCAATATATTTCTTACTGGTTAGAGCGTGGTGCTGTTGAAGGCGAGACAGCTATAGATACATTGAGACGTTTTGGAATTCGAGCTTTGGGTGATTTAAAAGCGCAAGGTGTGAATTCTATAGAAGCATTGAGTGCTTTGGGAGTTGCAAACTTAGATGCTTTATATGAAATGGGAGCTAGAAGTTTAGGAGATTTAAAAGATTTTGGGATACGAAATATAGAAGATTTGAAAAAAATAGGTGTTACTGATTTTGAAGAGTTGGCTAAAATAGGTATTACTTCGTTCGAAGAGTTAAATGAAATTGGAGTACGTAGTTTAGAAGAATTTAAAAAACTTGGAGTGGCTTCTTTAGAAGATTTAAATAAAATTGGTGTTACTTCATTAGAAACACTGAAAGATTTTGGAGTAAGTGGATTAAAAGATTTACAAATGTTTGGTATTGATTCAATTGAGCAATTAAACATTTTAGGAGTAACTAATATTACTGAATTATCGGAGATAGGAATTCAAAAGTTTGATGATTTGAAAAAGATAGGTATTCAAAACTTTGAAGATTTGAAAGAAATTGGTGTTACAAATATAGAAGAATTATCAGAAATAGGAATTAAAAATTTCGAGGATTTAGCTGAAATTGGTATAACTAATTTTATGCAGCTGCAAGAGATAGGTGTTACTTCATTAAAAGATTTGAAAAATATAGGTGTTGACAGCGTTAAAGAATTAAACGAGATAGGAATTACTTCATTAGAAGACTTGGCAACTTTTGGTATAACAAACATAGAACAATTATCTGAGTTAGGAGTAAGAAGTTTTCAAGATTTGCAAAAACTAGGAGTAGAAAGTTTTGAAGATTTAAATAAAATTGGTGTAGCAAACATAGAAGCACTTTCAGAAATTGGAATTAAATCATTTGAAGATTTGAAAAGCATAGGTATTGTTTCATTAGAAGATTTAAGAAAGATAGGTATAGATAGCATTGAAGGTTTAAAAGATATTGGTATAAAAGATTTAGAAGAGTTTGCAGAACTCGGAATAAATAATCTTGAAAAACTTCAAGAGTATGGAGTAACTTCACTAAAAGCATTAAAGGATTTGGGAGTAAAGAATGTAGAGGATTTACAAACGTTAGGGATTAATAATTTCGAACAATTAGCAAAATTAGGTATAAAATCATTAGAAGATTTAAATAAAATTGGTATTAAAACATTTGATGATTTAAATAAGATTGGTATAAAGGATTTAAAAGATTTAAATAAGATAGGAATTAAATCTTTTGATGACTTAAACAAAATTGGTATAAAAGATTTAAAAGATTTGAATAAGGTTGGTGTTTCGTCTTTACAAGATTTACAAAAAATAGGTATAAATAGTTTGAAAGATTTAAATAAATATGGTTTGACAAATATTGAAAGTTTGAAAAATTTAGGTATAACTAATCTTCAAGACTTGAAAGTATATGGAATACAAAATCTTCAAGAATTAGAGTCGTTAGGTATTACTGGTTTACAAAACTTTGCTGTTTTAGGAGGTTTGAGTTTTGAAGATTTGAAAAATCTTGGTATTAGTGATTTACAAGAGCTTTCAAACGTAGTACAGAGAGAAACACAACGTTGGCAAAGCTTTACTGATGGAACTATTTCTGGTATACGCTCATCGTTCGAGTCTAATTTTTTAGATTTCTTAAATGGAACAAAAACATTTTCAGAAGCTTTTACCGGTTTTATGGGGGGCATTGGAGATGCTATACTTGAAAACCTTGTTAAGGTGGCAGGAAGCGCTTTAGCAGATTCGTTAAGGCAATTTGCAAGTTGGGCGGTAGGAATAATTGCAAAAACAGCTCCAGCAATAGTTGCTTTAATGCAGCAATTTTATGCAACGTTGCTAGCTTTTTATGCTTGGAGCGGGCCTTTGGCTCCTGCACTTGCTGCCGGTACTATTGCAGCAGGGTTAGCTGGATTAGCTGCTTTAGTTGGAAAAGTTATGGCAAATATAGTTGGCTTAGCGGAAGGTGGAATTGTTACAAAACCTACGATTGCTATGATTGGAGAATCGGGACCCGAAGCTGTTATTCCACTTTCAAATCAAAGTTTTGGTAGTAGAAATGAAACGGTGATAAATATTAACGGACCACTTTCAAACATTGAATACGTCGAGGTTCGTGATGACATTGATATTGAATTAATTTCAAGACAGTTGGCAAGAGAAAATGAGAAAGTGCTTCGTGGGCTTGGGAGGCGGTTTGCGTGAAAATTAATGGCGTTGATATAGAGCAAGAATTTGGTATACAAGTTATAAATGTTGAAGGTAATATGCTACCTGATTTTAGACCTGAAACCGTTGAAATACCCGGTATGGGTATAAAGTATGTAAATAAAAACAAAGTTTTGAGTTTAACGAAAACTGTATATTTTGTTATTAAAAGGAACTCTAAAAGTTCGTTATTAAGTGATTTAAAAGAGTTTTTGTTGTTTTTAAATCCTTTCGAGTCAGAGAAAAAAATAAAGTTCGATAACGAAACAGGATACCGGATAGGGGTAATTTCAGGTAGTGGTTTTGATGAAAAAAAGTTTGCTGGTAATATTGTGTACAACGTGTTTACAATAGATTTTACATTTTTTGAACCATATCAGTATGCGCTTAATGAAGAAGTGCTAACCATAAATGCAGCAATAAATACTGAATATACAATTACAAATGACGGTTTAGAAATTCCTTTTAAAGTAGAAATACGTTCACAAAATGAAACAGCGTCTAATATAAGTTTATATGTGAATGATGATTACTTGAAATACTTGGGAAGTTTAGCGGTAAACGATGTTTTAACTATTGATACGGGCAATTTCACTATAGTAAAAAATGGAATAAATGTGATAAAAGATACAGAAGGTTTGTTTGTGAATTTGCAAGCTGGGAACAATATTATCAAAGTAACAGGTAATTTTGTAAATAATTTAAACTTGGAATTTTCTTTTAGAAAGCGGTGGTTATAATGCAAATAAAAATAATAAATCAAAACGGAGAAACCTTGCAAATATTGAAAAATGCATATAATTTGAAACTTCAAGACGAAGTGTTTTTAAAAACTCAAGGTAGTGAAATACTGAGTTTTGATATTGTTTGGGAAGAAGGAAAAAGCTTAAAGAATGAGAGTTTATTAGAAGTAAATAATCGTGTTTATCGTGTAAAATCTATAACTGAACTTAAAGGCAAAACTTTAGTAAAACATATAGAAGCAGAAGGTTTATGGTATGAATTGATTGACAAACTTTTTGCTCCACATTTATTTAATGATAAGACTATTAGTGAAGTTATAACAATTATTCTTGAAAATACCGGTTGGGTAGCAGGAGATATAATTATTACTCCAGCAAGAGATTTGTTAATAAATGAAGAAATAACTGTATTGCAAGCTTTATCGAAGGTGCAAGAAGCTTATGGTGGAATATTCCATTTTGATACAAAAAATAAAGTTATAAACGTTTATGAAACAATTCCTAACGAGAAAAATTTATATTTTCAATACGGGAAAAACATAGTTGAAATAGAGAAAATAATTAATACAAATAATTTAGTTACAAGATTATACGTTGAAGGAAAAGATGGCTTAACGATAGAAACGGTAAACAATGGAATTCCTTATATAGAAAACTTTGATTGGTTTATAGAAAATGGATTTGAGCCAGAAATTCGAGAATATAAAATTAAAAATGAAAATATAACTAATCCGCAAAGGTTGCTTGAATACGCTCAAGACAGGTTGTTGGATTTGTCAAAACCTGAAATATCCTATAAAGTAAAAATAGCAGAAACGGAAGAATTACCAGAACTTGGTGAAAGAGTAATTATCCGAGATAAAGATATAGAAATGGATATAGAAAGTGTGGTTATAAAGCGTGATATAGACTTGCTAAAACCGTGGAATTCGGTTATAACTCTGAATACTAAAGTGCCAGAGCTTGCTACGCAAATAATACAGTTTGAAGAAGGACAAATAACTGAATTCGATAAACAACCACCATCTCCACCTACAAATTTGCAATTAACAACGGTATTAATGAATAATGAAAGTTATGTAATAGCGAATTTTGATAGTAGCCCAGAACTTGATGTTATTGGATACGAAATAGCTTATTCGTATGATGAAGAATTTTGGGAGACAGTTATTGTTACTGAACCACCAGCGAATGTGAAGGTTACACCTGGCAAATTGGTTTTTGTAAGAGTACGTGCGTACGATATTGAAGGATTTAAATCGAATTGGAGCGAAACAAAAAGTATAATTTCAACTCAAGATATTATACCACCTGCAAGACCTTCGTTTGTTACTGTAGAAGGATTGTTTCAAAAGGTGCAATTAGAGTGGACTAAGAAT